ATCTCCTACAGCTGTTAAAAAACAGCGACGAGGCCGGAGCTAAGCTCCGACCTCAACCCACCCTCTCTTCGTGCGAACGTGGAGGGGACGTCCTGATGATGTGAGGTGATGCCTATACTGGGGGTCTGAATAGTCCCCCTCAAGGGTTTTCCTCAAAGCCGGCAATCCATCAACCCCATTTGTGGGGAAGGAGGGTCGAAGGACATCCACTCGAACTACCTTGCTATGGTAATCCGGGTGGAGCCGATCCCATTTGTATCCAGAAGTTTGGAAACTCCAGGGAGCGATTGCAGCTGTGTAGCGAGGAACGGTCTTACGACCGTATCCAAGCTTTTGGAGTTCAGACAGTAAGTAATGCGCTGTCTTCCAAAGACCGAACTCATAGAGCCGGTTACACAATTCCATGGTAGAAACCACGGAAGCAACATCATCTCGTCTAACAGGGAGCATACGACTCATTCGAGCGGGTGTAACCCACTCTCCTGAGAAGTAGTCACCGCCGCAACTCTCACGGAACATACCGTTCCAGAAAGATTTGGCAGTGTTCACTTTTAGTCCAAAAGACTCAAGTGACTCCACTGTAGCTTGCACCATTTCCACAGGGACAATTATATCGTCCCCATAGACACGGACAGACCCGTGGAGGGCCATAAGTTCTCCACGGGAGCGGCGATGACCCACAGTGGTCGTCCCAGAAAGGATAATAGCAAGAAACACTATCTCTTCCATAGGAAAACACAATGCAGAACCCATAGACGCAAACTTCACAAGGGGTAACACATCCCCATTGGGAAGACTCACAGAACGCGAACGAGACGCCATTACGGCGCCTTGCAAGCTCGGCCATGGACGAAGAATCTCCATTACCAGTGAGTTGAGAACACGGTCGCTCGCTTCAGATAAATCAAGCGTAGCGAGTTTCCCATCGACACTACCCATCTGGGCAGCGTGTCGATTCTCCTCTTGAGAGGAAAAACCAACAAAAGGACCACAAAGTGGATCCTCCTCTAAAGCGGGAACTAGAGCATGCATAAGACCTTGCTGCACGTATTGAACGGCAGTAGGTTCCATTGCAATGATTCTAGGTGTTTTCTGCGTTTTAGGAACAAGAGAGACCTTAGCAGGGATCTCCTTTTCCGGGTTAGTGAGTTCGATAGGCCAGGAATTAATCTCCCGAAGATTCGGGAATAAGTACTCCTGATAAGGGAAGTACTCCTGTAGTCTCTCAGTCCAGTAGGACTGATCGAACTTCTGGTTGCCGATTTTTGCGTCGGCAGTACTACCAGACCCATGGCGTGGTTCGATAGCAAAGTCGTCGATCAGACGATTTACTTTATCAAACACGTCTCCAAAAAGGATATGTGCTTGGATCGCGACATCCCTCACCCGATCAGGGTCGAGATGCCGTTCTACTAGCGCCAATTCTTCCTCACATGTGAGGTAAGACTGAATGGCCTTCCGCTTTCGGCGGTCGGTACACTCCAGCTCAATCTTCTTGAAAAAGAGGGTGAGCTGTCTGATGCTGCGAACTGCAACAACAGAAGGCTTATCTTTCAATTCGCCACTATCCAGGAACACTAACCGAAGGAAACCCGATAGAAATACCGGGAGCCCTCCCTTTTTCTTGAAAGACAGAAAAAGGTCGGAGGTTACACAACCAAGCTCAAGACTTCTTTCGAAGTCCGAAGCGTAAGTTGGTAGGGTTATCGTTAAAAATGACATACCCTCGTGTTCCAGTCGATCGCAAATCGTTTTCCAATCGCGATCGATGCTGATGCCGCACTCTTCTCCGATTTCTCGAAGAAGGACCAGAAAGAGTCTCGTCAGGCTTTTCATCGTCACCTTTCAGGTACGATAAGGCTGGCGAGTCCCCTAGCTTACCGACCTAGCAGGTACCCAAGCGTAAACACGATCATGATGATCGTAGCGCAAGAGCATCCCGCTAGGAAGAACACCAACGAGCCCAAAGAAAGGGTCCTCGAAGGTGAACATCTCGCATGGTTCACGATTGAAAACCGATCACCTTATCAGCGAAGCCAGCCACAGAGCAGTACGCGAGAAAACCCGCGATTGCCTGCGACGTCTCCGTGTCGGTGAAACCAGCCCCGTTAAGGGGTCGGTCAATCACCAGATAGATACTCTCCAAATAGGTCTTACTGACCGTAGAGAGAAAGGGATCGGCCCCGATCTTGTTCTGATCGAGGCGAACCAGTGAACGCTCGCGGCCGGATGCCGTGTGCGAAATCCGAATGGCTGTAGAGCCATCCGCACTCTGGTACGTTGCCGTGAGATCTCCCACAGAAACACGTGGGAGCGAGATTGCAGAACCGTTGATAGTAATGGACTGCGGATCGGTAAGCATGAGACTCCTCTTGGTATGAATCACACCTTTGGCAAAGATGTGACAATTTATTATTAAATTGTTATTAAGTTAGAGCCGGGATAAACCCAGCGCTGACAAGATTGCCAACTGATCTGGAGTGAAGTGAAAATCCAACCCCGCCCCAAATCCGAAAGGACTTGCTTTAACCCTCTGTTTCGTAACCGTACGTTCCGACCACCCCAACGCCAAAGGCGATGTAGGGTTACCGGAACCGGCTATGTAGAGAGGGCACCACTTGCCCGAATATGTCCAAGTCTTGTCTACGACAGACTCACACATAACGTACGCGTAGTGCAAGTTGACTCCAGATCTACCTAAATACGATAGATTAGTGATTACATCATCGAAATTGATGACCCAATCCAAGAGCCATGTCCACGGAAAGAGATTCCAGGCAGTATCTGCCGTAGGAACCACGCCATATGTACGGGTAAAATCATGTAGCTCGCGCCAGAAACCCTCTGTGATAGGGGGCATCATAACGCGATAAGAAGCTACAAACCATACATTGGTCTCATTTGTTGTAATGAGTTTCTGTGTTCCAGGGAACCAATGACGCGCCCCGCCGATACTAAGGGATGGATAACCATTACCCAAATCGGTTACGGACGAATCTATGATTTGACCCAAGTTACGAGCTCGACGGACAAGACGACCGTTGTCACGGTTATATTGTCTTACGAACTCATCATAGTTACGGGATGTTTTTACATATCCCTGTAGATCTTTGATGAGTGGGCGAATTCCAAAACTGTAGTTCAGGAATTCATCTCCAGAGCCTTTCGGCCCATTATGGAGCAAACCCTTCCCGATAAGCTTGGGTAGTCCTTCCTTAAGTTCACCCAGAGACTGGGCTATACTGACAGGAGGGACCGACGGCAGCGTTTCCGCAATACCGTGGGATCCTAGACCACGTAATGTTAACATGTCTGGGACCCCCGTGTCTCCCGCGCCGGCCGGAAAACCTGTGTTAGTAGTAAGACACAAGTTTCTAGCATCAACGTGAGGGAACACCCTACCACGCCACTTGTCTAAAGTAAGACCTGTGGTGATATTCCGCCGTTCTACAGTAAGTAGACCGACGGGATTTCGCGTTATACTTCTAGAATAGAAGTTAGACCCGTAATCAAAGCGACTGGTAAGCTTCTCCAGCCCCTTCAAACCCAAACGGCGATCAAGCCGCTTGGCAACCCAGTAATCGTTAAGATAATCAACGGTTGTCTGGGAGGTTCCGAGTCTCAGATGTTCGTTGTCGGTATAACCGCCAACTGTATCATCTGCGCTAGGTAGGACAACAGCATCATCTTTCCAACGGGAACGCTTACGCGCAGTGCGCACAATCGACCCAGTCGAATAATGTGTGTAGCTGTCTAACAACGACATTTTCCCTGATCTTTCTGGTCGGCAATCAGCTCTAGCCCAC